GTTTAATCTTCTTTGTGTTCCTACCGACAAGACCTGCATCAGCAGTAGCAGATGCGCCAATCGATGCTAGAGCAGGCAACTTGCCAGCAAACACATAAGCACCCGTATGTTGCAAATGCATCCACGGACACATCCATACTTTGCCGCCCATGTTACGGACATTCTGACAGAACATGTAATCTTCTGACAGATAGCGCTTTGTCTTAGGATCGATGATACAATCGAAATAAGCATGGATCTCACGGGAACCATCGAATGCTTCTGTGCGGATATGATCAGGCTTATACGAATACTGAGGATATGCCATTTTGTACTTATCAAAAGTCGAGCGGCGGATCATCATGAATCCTGTACCTGTCTCGAGGACCTGTGCGGGTTCATCAAGACGGATGCTCTTTGTAGAAGGATCGTTCTCATCGACTGCTGGATTGAATACGAAATCACCCACGAAATCTTCGAGACGATTAGGATCTTCGTCAGCAACACCTGCATCAACCGCCTGCTTGATCTTTTCCCAAGTGATACACTTCTTGGGATAAGGACCAGCTATAACATCATAAGGAGATTCTGGTGTCTGTAATGCCATCATGGCGATGACGTCTTGCGGATTGAATCCGATATCAGAATCGATGAACAGCATGTGTTCTGCATCAGAACGAAGAAACTCATCGACACAATAGTTACGTGCTCGAGTGATCAGCGACTCATTAAACAAGAAGTATGAGCGAACTTCGATCCCATACTTTACACATAGCGCAGTCAAGTCGCAGATAGAACGTGTATACATTCCTCCACATTGTCCACCATACATCGGTGTGGCAACAAATAGTTTACGCTTTCTAAGCGCTTCTAGATCAATCTTAATTTCCATAATATTTTCCTTGTTTACCAACTACCATCATCAATGAATAGCAACACATTAATCGGCCCGACTATCAATCTAACATCGATAATCAATCCCGGATCCATATCATTCATAGTCTCCATATGCCAATGAAATCTCCACCAACGAAGAGGATTCAATGCAAAACTAACGACCACATCTGAATTTAAAATATACTTATTTATCTTTTTCATTCTCAATCTCATGCACATGAAGTTGTATTATAGCATAGTGAATAACTTTTAACAAGTCCTTTTTCCAGTCATCTCGAGAACCTTTCCTGCCGTATCGTTGAGCATATTTCATGACATTGCCGATACAGAAACCCGTTCCGTGTCCAGAGTCGATTATAAATTCTGTTGCTTGATATTTGTTCTTGGAATAATGTTCACTGTATGTATCATTAATATAAGCAGTTATTTCTGCTAAGCTATTATCCTCATTGTATTTATAATCGATTTTTTCGCTTCTATTAGTTTTCATGTAGTTTCCATAAAAAAGTAAGGATTTTCGACTGTCTTAAATTCATGCAGTTTACTGATATCAGGTTGTCCTGGGACGAATTTCCATACGATATTTGGTGCTAATGAACGTGAATTCGAGAATTTAGTAGATGATATGTTGCTATCATCATCGATGAACATCGGTGAGATCTCATTCCTGAACAGCTGCAATCCTTCATCTACTTGATAGTATAAGCAAGAGAATGTCCCATCAATGTCATTGAGATCTTTCGTTTTACCGTACTGACGCAAGATGAGATATGTATCCCAGGTATTAAAATCAGAAAGCTCGATGTTGGGGATCGTCTCTTTTATCCATCTGTCTTTTATGATCCCGTTATGCCATAGATATCCATTTCCTATCATAGCAGGATGGATGAATGATGCTGACTTGTTATCAGTGGTAGGCGCTTGCATATGAGCGATACAATACTGACCTTCTGGAATATTAATCTTGTCTAATGGGATAGGACCGAAAGACCTCTGCATGTAGGTTATGTTCTTTATCTCAGGATCGTAATATGAGAAAGAATATGAATGCTGTCCCCTGTACATGTTCAGGTTAGCCAACTCGACGATCTTATCTCTAGAGAAAGATCCAAAGATGCTACACATCAGTAACCCGTCCCAGTATGTGATAAAAATCTTTCCCAATCCACAGTACCAGCGACTGTATACTGAATAGGATCTTTCATGTTTGCCTTGATGAAGTTCTGAATACGCTCAGAGCATGAAGGACATACGCCACATGAATGGCCATGTTCATCCGGGTCATAGCAAGTCAATGTATAATCAAGACGGACATTCCCAATCTCTCTTGCAATCATGAGTTCGTCATACTTCGAAAGCATGCTGAAAGGTGCTTCCATCTTGACCTTATGTGTCCGGTTCAATGAAGCGACAGAATTCATGTTGTCTACGAACTTCTGAGACGTATCCCAATATCCATACTCATCATGCACTTGAAGGCCTGTGAAGATATGCGATGCTTTGTTTGCTTCAGCATACGAGAAAGCAAATGAGTTCAAGATCATGTTACGGAATGGCACATATGTCTTTGGTTGAGGATCACCCAGGACATCCTGGATAGTCGGCATCTCAACAGATGTGCCGCCGATATTAGCAGATACATCCTTGACGATATCACCTAGCATCGTGATACTTAAGATCTTATGCTTGATGCCGAGATGATCACATGTCTTCTTTGCCATGTCTAGTTCGATTGCTTGCTTCTGTCCATAGAAGAATGACAGCGCAAACACTCTATCTGCACCATACTTCTGAACAAGTATATAAGTCATGATAGTAGAATCTAGACCACCTGATAGGACAGATACTACGTTCTGATCTGTGTCAGGCAATGCCGCAATTGCTGTGCTTAAATTCATATTACTGCCTCAGAGTTTTCTTATTGATGGTATATGCACTGATAGCATTCTGTGCATTTTTAGTCATGTATGGGACTGTCTTAGAACGGATCGGATTGATATCAATGCCGCCTCTACGAGTATAGAGACATGTGACCATCAATTCTTCAGGATTGAGAAGGTCAAGCAATCTCTTGTAGATACATTCACAGATCTCTTCATGAAAGTGATTTTCTTTACGCATAGAGACGATATATTGTAATAGCGATTCTGGCGTTACTGTCTTTGATCCTACATAGGATATAAACACATCACCCCAGTCAGGTTGATTAGTCACCCTGCAGTTCGATCTCAATACTGATGAACTATAATTGTACGTTAGAATATCATACTTGTCAACTACTTTAAGTATATCTGGCGATTCATTATAATGATTAAATTCAATTGATGATATATCAAGCATAGATTCTAATTGATCATAGTAATCATCAAGCGGTTGATTTGTCCTGGATCCTTCAGAATTAAAGAAAGCAATATGAACATCTTCTGTCTTTAATATATCGCTAAGATTCTTGTACATGAGTTCCATGGCATATTCGCTCGCCTCTTCGGACGTTCTGCCAAGACGCATCATGTTAAAAGAATTGAGGTATAGCTTGAGCGACTTTGATTCTACGATGTTAGCAGAATCGCTAGGATATACGAGACGGATAAGGCCTGATACAGGAAATCCATTGTCAGTCAATGTGCTGAACTCATAGCAATTCCATGCATCATATCCGAAGAACGGAAGATCATCTTCTTTGATTCCATACATCGTTCTATTGAGATAGCGTGGAATTCCAACTAGCAATCCCGGGTCTACGACATCTGGGGTGACATATGGTTTAACTACTGAACCATCACCTGCTTTGCCGAGATGAACGCTTGCAATATCTTCAATCTCACTCATACATAAAACCTTTCTAAAGTTGATGTCTCAGAATCTCTATTAATTCGTTTCGATTTAGCCCGATTGACGTTGGTTGTTAACCATTTTTCCATTTGAATTTCTGTATTGACATCTAATAGTTGATTTATGTGCAGGATCTTATTAGACTTATTAGATGATGCACCAGATGACAAAGGCATCACATCTTTATCTGGGTCATCAGGTTCAATTATATATTCATCTTCCATGACCTTATCAAGATTAGTTATGAAGTTATGGATCTGAAAGTAAGTGTGTGCCGCATTACACAATAGAGTAGATACGATCTTATTTGTATCTTCGCTCTGTAATACTCTATTCTTGATGGTTGAATATTTCCAATCGCCGCCATCAGTTCCAAAGATGTTATCGATAAATTGATCTGCAGTGACATACTGAGAAAACGTATCGCTGAAAAGATTATAGACATTCCTAAAGTGTTTGTCAACTGCCATCGTCTTATAAGAACCTATCGACTTGCAAGTCCCATTGACCTTCAATAATCCATACTGAAAAGTCGATGTATGAGAGCTAGAATCGTATGATACTCGCTCAAACTCGCTGAGATATCCTGACTTCAACAGATATAAGATAGGACGCATCCTATAGATAGAACCGACACCCAAGACGTGAAGATGCTTACGGACATTAGGATGACATACCTGTGAGATCTTCTTAGCGGCACATAGCATCTCAATCGATTCTAGTTCACCATTACCCATGCAAGTATCAGCAATCGCCATGCCGCCGATGTTTGCATAATCCTCATCTGTGAGACGACTCGCGATATTATTATAAAAGTCGACCATATCCTGGATGTTGTTTCCCTGGACGATGATGATGACCTTCGTCTTAGCACCTACATTGCGGAAGTAAGTCGTCTGTGCTTTGATATTGTCACCAGTAGCAAATGCAGATTTCTGATGGTCGGTATCATGAAATATCTTGTTGCCGACATTAGAACGCTCATTGCGTGTCCTTGTAAGCGATACAGATGATAGCGGGATCACATCAAAGCACATAGCATAGTCAGCATACGTCTGTGTCTTATAGATCTGATTCTTGATCTCATCCGTGATCGACTTACCTGCTGTGACGATCTGCAACCCGCCTGAATCCGCATATACAGACTCTGAACCTAGGTTTGATAGTCGCTTGAATTCTTCGACATGATTCTTTTCTGTATAAGCATTGTACAGGGTAGACACTAGAGGATTCGTGTTATGACAGGTCTCTGCGATCCTCTTCTTGAGAGAACCCATCAATGAGATAGTAGCATTCTTGTATTCAGGAAACCATGATGCTTCATGATCAGGAGTGAATACTCCCATCATGCCACAAGCAGATATCACATAATCTAACTTCTTTTTATCTACCATTTGTAAACTTTTCCTGCAGTGATATGTTATCAAAGAATTCTTTCTTGACATGAGCATCATGAAACTGTCCGTTAAGGACGGTCGTCTGAGTCAAGGAACTGTGTGCCATGATGCCACGATTCTCACAGCAACCATGAGTCGCCGCGATGTATACGCCGATATCATTGCTCATGGTTGCGATTGAGATCTGCTTTGCGATATCATTGCATAGTTCTTCTTGGAGCGTTCCACGCCTCGCACAGTGCTGAGCAATACGAGTATACTTAGATAGCCCTATGACGTAATCGCCAGGGATGATGCCGATATAAGCGATTCCTGTGACGGGTTGATGATGATGAGAACACAGCGACTTCAGTTCAGAACGAACGACGAGCATTCCCGTATACTTGTTTTCACCTGTATTGGGAAACGATGTTATCTTAGGGCTTTTATGAAAGCGACCTGCCATCGTCTCATTGAGATACATCTTAGCAAGGCGCTTGCCCGTGCCACGAGAATTAGGATCGTTTGCACGATCAATGAGCAAACTGTCTAATACAGAATCAAACTTTGCTGCTAATTCTTCGATCAGAGCATCATGCTCATCTGGTTTGATATGATCGCTAATATTGTCACATGCGAAATAACGAGTATTGCTTTCTTGCAATCTTTTCTTGATAACTTCAGATATCATGTTTCACCTCTTAAAATATTATAATATACAGTTATAGTATAGTTGTCAAGCAAACTATGTGCCCCAAGCATTTTTCCATAACTGTACTTGTAATCTAGGTGTATATCTCCATCCGTGCTTCATACAAAGCTCTGCAACCCACTTCTCGTTATCGTTATAGTTCTTCTTCATTAGATACAACCCACTTAAAATACAGCGATGAAGAGAGTTGAAAATATTCTCGAATTACTTCTGGCTTGATAGCATCTTCCCATGCCTCGCCAGATGATGGCAATTTTGATGATACGCTGTATGTGATATTGAGCATAGGATAGATATCATTCGTCAAGAACCAATCTTTCAATTCTGGTTTAAGCATCTGAGTGCCATTTGTCTCAAATGTGATATGAGTGAGATTCATCCCACGCTTACCAATCTCTTCAAACAGATCAATGTATGATTTCTGCCATCCAAGCAAAGGTTCGCCACCAGTCAGGATCAGATGCTTATCCGGACCAAACTTGCCGTCTGGAAGAAGCTCTTGCATACGATCTACGATTGCAGAAACTTCAAGCATTGGGCTAAGATGTTTGAATCTAGGATCCCATGAGGCATAAGAATCACAACCTGTATGAACAAGAGGTAGATCGTTATAAGAATCATAATTTGCTGGGTCAATCGCGAGACGTTCTTCAGATAGAGTACCCCTAGGCATACTAAAGCCAGCACATTTAAAATTACAACCAAAAATCCTGAGAAAAACGCTAGGTGTTCCAAGATATTGTCCTTCACCTTGTAATGAATAAAATAATTCTGCTACTTTAATCTTTGACATTATATATCGCCTCTTTCATAAATTGCGCTATTACCGGCATGCTCAAACACTTCTACTGACTTTAACTTAACACCTACACCAACTGGATATCTGCCCGTATTATCTTTCTTCATATCCACGAGCATCGCGCTCATCGCATCAAAAGCAATCTTGGCAAAACCTTCACATCCAACGCTATCGACAATACGAAGATCAACGATGCCATTATCATTGAATCCGCCTTTAATCATATTGAGTTGCTTAAACGTTTCTAGGTGCGGATCATCTTTTGCAATAATCAAAGTGTGGTCAAACATATGATCAGCCCATTCTTTAAACTGCTTTAGGCCTCCAAAATCCATCACCCAGTTACGATCATCTAATGTTTCTGATTGAAATGTCAACTTGATGCCGATAGAATACCCATGGAGAGTAGAGCAATGAGAATGTGTCGCTTTCCATTGACGAAAGCAACAACTCAATCCACGATCAGTTCCATATGTTTTTGTTGAGAGATATCTCTTAGACATGTATTGTCTCCTATAGAATAAATTTAATATTAACTATGATATAACAGATTTTATAGTTTGTCAAGTCATATATTCTATTTAGAAACTTTTGCCACCTGCAGCCATGCGATTTTGTAGTTGGTGATCAGCTCTATTTGCATTGTAGAGATGCTTATCAGCAATTGCACCAGCGACGTCTAAATCATACAAACCTGCCATATCAAGGATACGGATGATGCAATCCGCGAGTTCTACTTCGAGCATCTTACGTTCTTTGAGGTGATCGTCCATGAGGTCTTTTCTAGCTCCTTCGAGAGCCTCAGACAACTCAGAATGACATAGAGCGATTAGAGTACCTACTTCACGTTCTCTATTATGCCAACCCATGTCACGAGCTTGTCCATGGAGCTTATTCTGGATGCTCGTAAGAGCAGCAACTTCTTCTAAACTAATTTTATACTGGTTCATCAGATTTTCCCTTCTCATTTTCAATTGCTGCTAAAAGCATCCTATTGACCTCAGCGTTGATCTGCTCTTCTAATTCCTGAGGAACACCTTCTTTATTGACTTTTGTTGCTTTTCCATTATCGATCTTGTATATGTCAACTAACACATACATATCACCTTTTTCATCTTCTTGTACGAATTCACCTGGCGGGAAGCATATCATATAGTCTCCCAGTCTAAATCCTTCTAAACTACTTATATTGATATTTTCATCCATTGTAATATCCTTTTAATGCTTTTTCTCTATGATATCTATTAGCCCTATTAAAAAATAGTAATCCGTCCAAGTGGTCCATTTCATGTTGAAATGTCCTTGCTGTCAACCCTTCAAATTTCTTAGTAACTATCATTCCTGAAGGTGTTTGAAATCTAACTCTAATTTCGTTTGGTCTTTTAACTTTAACTGTGATTCCAGGAAAAGATAAACAAGCTTCATCCATTAATGTAACATTATCGCTATGGTATACTATTTTAGGATTAAAACAAACAAAATTTTCCGGATAACCTCGCATAGCAAATGCTCTATAACGTAAACCAACTTGATTGGACGATAGACCAACGCCATTGAAACTATTCATGGTTTTTAATAATTCAGTTGCAAGTTCACCAGGAGATATTGGAGAATTATCAAAATCAAACTCAGGTACTGGAGTTGATAGAATAGGATTAGGATACTTTACTAATTCCATCATACCCACTCCTCTGCAATACCAACAAGTTCAGCAACAACAAGCAATACAGCAGTAACTTCTGCTACAAAATAACCTGCAGCCAATCCGCCAAAAGCAACTATACGAATAGCACTCTTGACATATGACATATAGGTATGCCACTTACGATATCTATCTTCAAAATCACTCATAATATCTTCCTTATCATACGAATGCTATTGATGGACATTTAGGCATATAACAAACTATATTATGCATTTTATTCACACCACATAAAGGACATTTAAAATAATCAGGATTTGTATTCTTCATTGGATCTTGAATATAGAACTTCACTGCTGCATTGTATCCGTCTTTATAACCTTGAGAATACGACTTAACATTAATAGTAGTCTCTGTTTCTTCTAATTGATATTCACTCATGCTGCCACCTGACTAAAGTTTTTTATCTTAGCAAACTTAAGAACATTGCTAAACTTATCTACTAATTGATCAACCTTATGACTAATGATAAAGGTATTCGTATCCTGTGTCAAGTTATTTAAAATCTTTAGAAACTCATCAGTGCCATTGCTATCAAGAGAACCATCAAGCACTTCATCCATAATGAGAAGATTAGTCGATGCCGAGTTTCTAAGTTTCGCAATAGCCCTCCAAGTAAATAATATCGCGAGGTTGATTCGCATCTTTTCACCTTCTGAGAAGGAGGCATAGGAGAACTCGTCCCGGAATCTAGATTTGATGGTTTCATCAAAGTTCTCATTCAGTTCAAATTGCACGAAGAAATCCATTGCTGACAAGTATTTATTGATCAACTTATTGATGACAGGAATATACTGCTTGATGATCCTCGCTTTGATCCCATTGTCTTTCAAGATCACAGATGCGATAGTGTATGCTTCCTTATCCTTCAATATATCGCTCTTCAATTCTACTTGCTGATCGATGAGCAATTCGAGCTCTTTCATCCTATCATCATTGATGATGAAGTCATCTGTCTTGATCTGAAGTTCAGAGATGTCTTTAGCGATCTTCTTGCACTGCTGTACTAGCCCTGTGATGTTATTCAGATGAGTTATCTTTTGAATATTGAGTGTGCTAATCTGTGTAAGTACGTTAGCAATCTCTTGAATTCGTGCTTGGATTTTTTGTATCTCTTCACGTATCTGGGTAACACCGTCGGTCGTCTCTTGAAATTGATTTTGTTTAGTCGATACAGTCTCACATTTAAAGGTATTATCAATCCCCTGTTTACAAGTAGGACAATTGTCATGCGAGTTGAAGAAATTGATTTCTTTCTCGAGTTTGGACAACTTATCGTTAAGCTGTCCTTCGAGTACCTGTAACTTATTTTGTTTGCTGTTGACTTGTTCTTGATCTTCGACTTGTTGGCTAAGGGCCAGGATCTGTTGTTCTGTGTCATCGACTTGTATCTTTTCTGCATCGATCCTATCCGTTATCTGTTTGAGCTCTTGCCTGTATTTCTCGATCTGCTCTTCATTATTCTTTTGCAAAGCAGCGATATGCTCATGTTGCATCTT